ACTATAAATTCATCTGGTTCTATTACACTAACCCAATAACGTAATCTTTCATGGTTATATGCTTCTCCTAATTCATGAAGTGAGTTATCCATAATAATATAACGACCATTCGCTTTTGCATCCATAAAATATTGTAGATATTCCTCATCTTGATCAAACAAGTGGGGTAGAGCATAGTCATAATCATTAAACTCGGGTGAGGCTGTTAGTAAACAGCGAGGTACTTCGTGTGATACTATCATCTAATATTTAAACTTTTAGTTGATGGTCTTCCTCTTCTACGCATTGAAGCATATGATACAGGTATAACCTTATATTTTTCTTCTATAATATAATAAAGATCAATCAGGGATCCACTACAATTCAACATTTCTTTTTCTACTTGTTCCCTATTGCATCTAAAATAACGAGTAAATTCTTTGATAAAGGATTCTAATCTATCCTTTTCATCCTTTTCAAAATCCTCAATCAAACGTTTTCTACGAGCTCTCATTACAGAAGTTTTTTCTAAATATTTTTGGTAATCAACCCCACATTCTTTTAAAATATCATTTAATTGATATTCAACTAAATATATCTGCGCTTTATAACATGAAAAATCAAAATCACCATTCAGTATGCGATCACGAAGAGGTTGGCGATTATCAAGTGGTTTATTTTTAGGTTGATACATTCGCCACCAACGAAATTGATTATAATTAATTTTTTGGTATTGTGATAATTGTTTTTCGACCTGTTCCCTTGACATAGGAGGATTAAACATAAACTTTATTTTGACCTAAATATACAAAACCTACTTTACTCTACCAAATAATTTATCCATTTTGTTCCTTTAGTATCTTGATTTGGAAAAACAAATACATATTGTTTGCCCCCAAAAGTTATTATTTTTCTAAATCCAGAAGGTATAGTGGCACCACCCAGAACTTTTTGATTAGAAAAATATACTTCAACTCTAACTTTTACTTCATAAAAATTAGCTAAATCTCTTTCAAATCCTTCTAATTCTTTCCAAACACCTCTATTTAATCCTTGATGTTGTAGTGCTGAATTTAAATAAGTAAATGTCTTATATAATGTTTCTTCATCACAATTAAATGAAGCAGCAGGGGCTAAATGACCTTTATCCCAAATATTATTTTTATAATCATCATTATCTGAGGTATGGATATTACTTTCGGTATAAAAATCCATTCCTTGCCTAGAAGCATCCCCTTTAGGACATTGTACTGTATATTCTACCCATAAAGGTTGTTCTTTTTTCTGATCATATTCTACTGTAAAAATATCTGTTTTTATTACTTGGCTTTGTAGTAAAAGAGGTAATAGTATAAATAAGCTAGTAAGTTTTAGTTTCATCATTATTAAGTAAACTTTGTTTTATTAATTCTATTTGTTGTTTTATTTTATTTTTTCTCCAAGATGAAATAGATGTATTAAGTTGTGATTGGAGTATTTTTAGGTGGTGTTTTGCAGTTTTAATTTCATTTTTATCAAGAATACCATCTTTATTTAAATCTAAAATATCAAATTCTTCTTCTTTTTTTAATTCTTCTATTTTATCTAAATTTTTAAAAAACTCTTCTTGAGTTTTAATTTCTTCTGCATCTTTAACTTCTATATCTTTAAAATTAGTATTAGTAGTAATTTCCCATTTAGGTTCATCTTCTAAACCATCATTTAAAGTTGTATCCCAAACCGAAGTAATATTTTCTTCTATTTCTTCTCCGTATAAGTTTTGTCTATACTTTTTTTTTGGATATGCCTTTTCAAAAGCAAAATTTGATGCAACAACGAGTGAAATGGCTAAAGGATCAAATACAAATATAATCACCAATAATAAGATGTTAATGATTTTATCCATTGGTGCCCCAGTTAAACCCGATAAATACTGTAACGGACCTAATTCGCCTGCTACTTCTGTATTATTATCTAATTCTAATACTTGTAATTGAAATTTTTGTAAACTATCTGCTGCTATTTCACGTTGGGATTGTACATTTTTCCTATTTTCTTCTTCAACTTTAATCCTAGCTTGTGCAGTCCTAAGTTCGGAAGTTGATATTGTGGTTCTAACGCCTCCAACCACCGAGGTGTCTCGTACCTGGATTTGTTGAGACCTAGCAGAGGAAAGAGTAGAAATGTTATTAGAAATTCTTTTAAGTTCTTGATCATATCTTGTAACATCATTTTGATAAAAGTCTATTTTTTGCTGTATAAAAGATTTTTCATTTTTAACAATAGTTAATTTATTGTAAGTCTCTTGATATGCCGCTGATAGAAACCCATAAATACCCATACTAGTAATTAATACAAGGATAACACAAGCAATAGCTAAATATGTTCTAAGTAATTTATTGATTGTATCCCAATATTGATATAAGAGAGATGCTATAACTAATTTGGCAACCTCTAAAGAACCTGCCATAATTATAACTTCAAACGATGCTCCGGCAAAGAGTTTGCTCAGACCGCTAACAGAATAAAAAGCGGCCGAAGCAGACACCGACAGGGCGGAAAATGCTATAATAAAGGGAAATATACCTTGTTTTAATTTTTTAAGCATGGTGATAAATATAGTAAAAAAAGATAGCTAGGGCAACTTATTTTCTTATACCCTTATGCTTATCTATATTATCTAAGATTTGATTTAAAACACTTGCTTTAATAAAGCCAGCCATGGATGCATTTTTGACTGTGCTTATTAATTGGAATATTACTAGAGGCATAAGCATAGTTTCACTTAACCAACCTGCTCCGGGTATACTTTTTTCTATTACTAGTATTAAAGTTAACATAACTACCCAAAAAATTAGAGTTCTTAAAATCTTAATTGCTTTATAAGTTTTAAATCCTTCTCTTTTAATTCCAGCAATTATACCAAAAAAACCATCAGCAAATACTAAAGTAGTGATAGCTAAATATTGTTCTGCATTCTGCATTGTAAGTTCCATAAAGTAGGAACATATAAATCCTATTGACATACTTGTAAGTGCTATGATAGATTGTGTTGTTTTCATTTTTAAACTAAATCTTTTGATTCAATTAATGTATAAGTAAATGAATTACCATACAAATCTTTAGCTTTATATGCTAAATCCATTAATTGATTAAAATCTGATTCTTTGGAAAATACCTGGCAACCCGCTGACCACTTATCTATTTGAGTGGATCCATTTATTCTTGAACCTGCTTTATGAATGTTAATTCCAAAAATACCTTCATGAATATTTTCTTCTAACATATCATATTTACCATCTTTATTATTATCACGATAAACTTTTACAGGTTTTTTCTGACATAAAGCTTCATACTTACCTTGATGTTTTCTTATCTCATGTGAGCTTCTATATTGGTTAGGAACTAAAATTGCAACCCCATCTTTATTTAATAAATTTTTCTCCCAATGGGATCCTGGGTCTGTAGTAGCAGCAAAGCAATGAAATTTTTCTTCACCATCTACATTATAAGATAATGTAAGGCAATCATCAAATTTATTAGTAACTTTACCATGGGTTTCTGAGTTTCTAACTCCTACAATATTTAAATTATAGTTTCCACTTTCAAACCATTTATATCCTTTAGCTTCTACAGCTTTTTGGATTTGTTCTCTTGTATACATTTATTATTCGTTTACTAGTACTATTTCTTTTCCAACATGCTTATGAGCATTTTTTAGAGTAGGTGCTAATAGAGGATGTTCCGCCATTGAAGAGTGAGCAGCATGAACACAGTAAGGACAGTTTTCTTCATATACCTTATTTAATGTTTCTTCTACATTCTCTGTTTTGATTTTTACCTCTACTATATCTTTTTGAATTTCTAAGGTTGCTTCTAATGTCCACCCAGCGGCTCCTAAAAGAAGTGCTCCTGCTACTCCAGTTATAATTTTTTGTATATTCATTTTATTCGTCGTTTTTCTTACCAAATATTTTACCTGCTTCAGCAATTCCAAAACATCCTAGTGTGATAAATAAGAATGAATCGTATATAAATTCTTGTATTACTAAATCTTTACCAAAAAATCCTGTTACGATATCTGCAATTGCAAAAATTACCATTACTGCAAAAGAAGCAAACCCAACTACTGATTTTTCATTAATATCATTATCGTCTTTAAAAATATTTTTAAAAGCCATCCATTTATTCTTTAAATAATTAAACATAAGCAACTAATTTTTATAAAACAATATTTGTTATACATATTAAAACTGAAATTTAGATCCAATAGTTGCTGACCAAGTTAATGGAATTCCTGGAAGGGTCGTTCCTATTATATTACCGCCTATATTAAATCTAAATCTTTGAGTAAGCCCCACATCAAAATTTGAGCCTACTATATAAGTTATATGTTCGTTCCATACTAAATCTCCTTTTAATGTTTTTTCTTTAGTATTAAAAGTGTAAGAGACTGGGTTGAATGCCAGAGCGAGCATTGGGGAAATAGTAACTCTTTTAGTTGGAAATGGTTTTGTACCAAATAATACACCGGAAGGCATTACTATTACAGTATCGTCAACATTTATTATAGTACCTGAAAGGGCATACCCACCTACGAATCCTTTCCAGAAGTTTTCTTTTTGACCTAAATATACATTTGACAAACCAAACGATGCTACTTTAGTACCGTATATATACATAAAGTTAGCACTAACAGATTGTATCATCATTATACTTCCTCTACCGTAAGTAGAACCAAAATACAAATCATTTTTACCTGTTTTTGGGTTTTTTAAAAATAATTTTTCTTCTTTGTCATAATTAAAATATACATCTGATTTAGATAAACCTAAACTAAATTGCTTTAGGTTATCCCAAATCATGGCATTAGCAGAGTAAGTGGTAGTACCTGTAAGTGAAGATTGTGAAAATCCAAAACTAGCTGCTTGGGTTAATCTTCCATCTAGGCCAGATTGGGTCATTATATTAGCAGCTACTGCTATAGGATTACGTTTTTTCTTTTCTTCTTTCTTCTCCTCTTTTTCTTCTTCCTCAGAACTTTCTTCTTCAGAACTTTCTTCCTCTGACTCTTCTGAAGATTCTTCTTCTACTTCTTCAGATTCAGATTCTTCACTTTCACTATCTTCTGAGCTTTCTGATTCAGTGCTACTTTCTTCTTCGGTGGATTCTTCACTATTTGTATCTGAAGTGTCTTCCTTTGAATCATTAGAAGTATCTCCTTCACTTTCGCCTCCGCTGCCAGTATTTTCGCTTTCACCCCCCGAATCTCCTTCTGATCCGCTTGACGAACTATTAGATTGGTCATCTCCACCCCCAGTGGAATCATTACCAGACGAAGAGCTATTAGATGAATCCGAAGACCCAGACGATGAGCTTGAAGATGAAGAATTTGTATTTGTTGAATCATTTCCTGTATTTGTATTACCATTAGACGTATTAGTAGATCCTGTTGAAGTCGAACCTGTACTAGTAGATGCTGTTCCTGTTGTTGAACTTGTTGTTCCTCCTGCAGTACTAGCGGCATTAGTAGCAGCGTTTGTAGCACTAGAAGTAGCATTAGTAGTTGTCTGCTGTGTGGTTTGGTTTGTGGCTGTTGCTGTAGAGCATGGGCTTAAATTTTCCCACCAAAGGGATGTTTCATTAAGCCATGCTTCTAAAGTTCCATTCGTATATTCATCCCAAGTGAATGTTTTTACCCTATTATAAAATGCTACTACAGCTGAACCATTTACAAAGTTAGCTGTTACTATTATGGTTTCACCAGTACATCTGTCTACAAAAGTTTGAGATACAGTTTGGGTCTGTCCTATAGATTTAAAACAGACAAATAAAAATAATATGTAGAGTAGTTTTCGCACATTTTAATGGTCAAAGATACGTTTACGTATCATTCTTTTTACTACTTTAGCTACTGCTGTTTCTAAAGCTTTCTTGGTTGATGTACCAATTGAAGACTGGTTGAATTTGATTTCTTCTAAATTTTGATTATTTAATAGAGTCATTTCTCTTGTCGTTGTAGCTTTACCTAAACCTGAACCTGTCATATACAGACCTGTTTCGGCATCGACCATCTTAACTTGAAGACCTAACCTAGTAACTAAGTTACTTTTAACTCCATCTTTTAAGCTGATATTTTCATCTTCCGAAATAGAAAAGTCATATACTTCTATATAACAAAAGTATTTAGCAAGCATAATCTTACCTTTAATGTTAATTTGGTTTGCAGTAAATCCTTTCTGGGAAGCTTTATATTGAGAAACCATTCTATTTTTAATTTCGTCTTTAGTTTCAACGAATTCAAATCTAAATGTTTCATCTAAGAATGCTACTGTTATATTGGTAAGACCTAACCCTACACGGTAATCTCCTAGTTCCGGGTATTGTGATAGTACTTCATCACTGACTCCAATATTAAGGAGAGCAACAGTAACTGGGTCTCCGTTATATTCTGGAATAGACCAGATAGATTCTCTTGATTCAAATCCAGCTGTATAATCTTCAGTAGTTGTTTTGCCTAGTACTTGACCAAATGCTACATTTAGCCCAAGTAAAAATACGATAAGATGTTTCATTTTTACAGATAGTCAAACACACCAAAAGTAGCATTGCTAAATTGGGATGGGTTAGTTATCAATTCAAAAATTAATTTTGTTATACCTGATACTGCAAGTACAAATAAAAAAGTTACAAGCATTTTTGCAATAACTTCAACTATTTTATTGATAAGACCATCTTGTTCTAATATGTAAAAACTAAGAATACTAAGAATTGCTTGGCTTAGCCACAATTTCTTTGTACGTTGTAATAAATAATTCATGGTTGTCATTTTAACTGTTATACTTTATTCAATTTTAATTTGACCAAATGAAAGAGAAAACCAGGTTGCCGCCTGGTTTTCCATTTCTACCAGTCAAAGTCTTCTTTTCTTTTTTCAGTTTCTGTTTTTTCTTTTTTAGGAGGAACTACTATAGTTTTAGAAATTACTATTGTATCTTTAGTAGCTTCAGGTAAATTAATAGTTTGTTCCATCATTGGTTGTTCTATTACTACTTCTTCTGCTACACCAAATATAGCTTCCATATTAGTTATTACTAAACCACCTGCAGCAGTAATAATAAGACCAATTGTTGTTATAATTTGATTTTTAATTTGACTAAAAAATCCTCCTTTTTCTTCGCTCATTTTTTAAAATTTTGAAAATACTGTTACTCCTACTACTGTATGATCAACTTTAGTTAATTCTAATTTATATGAACTTTTTTCTAAAGTATTTACATACACTTTTAATATATTGTCTCCTTCTTTACCATTAAGTCTTTCTTGAGATATTAATTCATTAGTCATACTATGTCTAATCTTTACTCTATAAACTCCATCTGAAGGTAATTTAACATTCATAGCAACTCTATCTGAAACAATAGAACTTGCTAATTTAACCCCTACTAAATCTTCAATAAATAAAGCTTCAGGTACTTCTTGGTTTTCATCTATTACGATAAACTCTTCATCTTGTGTACATCCTAATACTAAAAATAATGCTAATATTGATAATAATTTTTTCATTTTTTATTGAATTATAAATTGAACTTTTTGCCCATCAGCTTTAATACCTTCAGTTAGTTTAAAAGTAATTAAACCTGATGTGTTTTGTAATGTTTCGTTTGGAGTAAATATTAATTTATATGCGTTTCCTGTTTTAATTGATACTTCTCCTGACTGGTCTAGAGATCCTATATTTACTTTAGCTTGTTGTTCTTTATGATTTGCAAAGTTTGTCATTGTATTTCCAGTATCAAAAATTACATTATCTAAAGTTAAAATAGTATCATCATAATTTATATTAAATTGGGTTCCTATTACTCCTTCTTCTTGCAAATTAATAGTAAAATGTACTTTACCATCTATTAATTCAGAAACAACATCTAAATTACTTTCAATTGCTTGATCCAAGGCCATTACAGCAAAACTCATTGATCTTGCTTGTGCTGTTGATTCTGTTGAATAGGAACTTCCTGCTGCTGTTGGTGTGTATCCATGTGAAAAATCTACATCACCAATCAATGCATGACCAAAATCAAATGATTTATCTGCATCTGTTGGTTCGATAATATATTTTTGACCGAAGTAATAATCGTTAGTTGATATACCTAATTGTTCTATTCTACCCCAAACATTTTTAGATCCATTAGTAGAATTAGTAAACCATTCACTTAATCCTTCTACACCTTGCACATGACCTAAAGCTTGATAAGCGTCTGCAGGGGTAATATTTCCTGAGTTGTTTAATTCTCCTAAAAGGTATTGGATAGAATAATCAAATGTATTTTGGTTGCTTGTATCTCCAGGTCCTCCTGCTCCTGTAGCATTACCTTGTTTAAAAATTATAAAAGCATCTGTGATAGTCAAAACATCATCTAACCAAGTAGCTTGGTCTGATACTTTTATTTCTATATAATATTTTTCATCTACAATTAAATTGCTAGTAATTACTTGTCCATTTGCATCAAAATTACCAGATTCAATTGCATTACCTGTTTTACCATTAACTCCATCTGCAGCATAAATAGCATAAGTAAAATCAGAAGCATATTGAGATTTAGCAGCTGAGTTTAAATTTATAGTAACATTTCCGGCGTTTACTCCGCTTACGCTAGCTAATGAAATATTTTCTGTACCAGCATTTACATCTAATAATCCTGAACTAGCACTTATGTCTTCAAAATTAGCAAAGTTAAGATCTGTAACATTGCTATAATCATTATACCCAGTTCCTTGTCTATCTTTAATTTTAAATTTAACATAAATCCACTCTGTAGATAAAGGTAAATCTGAAGCTGATTGTATAATTACCCTAGCTACTGACCAATCAGCTACTGAAGAATAGGATCCTGCTCCAACATTTAACCATCCTTGTTCATATTGAACATCTAAATCTGATTCAGCTATTGCTACACCCGCATAAGAGTTAATAGGATTAAACCTATATCCATTCCACATATTCCAAGAATTTTGAGCATCTGAAGGTAAACCTGATGTTGGGTTAAAGGTATGTGAAACATATTCTAAAAGTTTATTGTTCCATTCAAAGTCAAAATGTACTCTATCAGGTGTCATCCCAGATCCATCTATACCTTCAAATTTTACTGTAATTTCCTGTCCAACTACAAATTCATTTGAATCACCATCAATGTAGCTGTGGCTTAAGTAACCTTGTTGGGCTAATAACCCAAAAGGTAAAAGTAATAAAAATAATAGTTTTTTCATTATAATTTTAATTTATCTATAAGTTGTTCACAAACTTTTTTAAGTGCTGAGGATACACCAGCTTGTGAGAATTTTCCTCCTTTGTCTATGATTAAAGTAGCCGTAGAAATTGTTTTTGAAGTTCCTTTAGCGGTTACTTCTTTAATTATTTCTCCATCTACTATTAGTCTAGCACCCGCAATAATTTGAGTAATGTCAGCTTTACGTCCGTAAGCTGCAAGTTGCATACTATTTTGTTTTACATCAAAATAGAGTAATTCAACCTTAATACTTTTGGGGGCGTTTTCCGCTAAATAATAATCTTTATCTTGAATAATTTCTTCAAGGATATTTTGTACACCAAATGCTAAGTCACGGTTTCCAGCAAATGGACCCATAACTATGTTATTGGTAACTTCTTGTATGTGTATAGTTTCTTGACTATACGCATTAATGCCTAGTATTAAGGCAAAAATGAAACATATTAATCTCATATTTAACTTTTTCGTTAAAAAAAACGGTTTGAAAAACTTTAGAATTGAATAGGGTTGCCGCCCATATTCGATTATACTTCAATAATACATATAAAAAAAAAGAGCGCTATTGCGCTCTTTTAAAATAAAAATATTCAAGACCCACTAGCCATCACAGCTAATACAGTCTGCCATTCTAGATCCTAAATCTCCTTTAATTACTGAATCTGTTCTTAAATAGTATAAGGTTTTTATACCTAATTTCCACGCCTCAAGGTGAACTTGATTTATCCATTTTGGTGAATCATTTACATCAAATGATAAATTTAAGGATTGTGTTTGATCAATATAACGTTGCCTAATTGCTGCTTGTCTAACTAATTCTAATTGATTTATCTCAGGGAATGTTAAAAATAATTCTTTTTCTTCAGGGGATAAAATATTATCTGGTAAACCTTGGGCTGAACCATCTTGTTCTAACATTTGGTCCCACCATTTATCTTTATCTTCTCCTTTTTCAGCTAAAATAGACTGTAACACCTTATTTTTTCTAATAAAAGTACCTTTAGCACCATTAAAAGTATAAATGTTAGCAGGTAAAGGTTCAACACCAGCACTAATCCCACCACAAATAACTGAATTAGATACTGTTGGTGCTATTGCTAGTAAGTGAGTATTTCTCATACCTGTGCCTCTACACCATAAGGGTTCTCCATATTCCTGGGCTAAATCCATAGATGCTTTTTCTGCTTTACCTCTAATATCATTAAATATATTATGAGTATGTGCTGTGGAAGCAATTGAATTAAATGGTAAACCTTTTTGTTGTAAAAAAGAATGCCAACCCATTACACCTAAACCTAAAGCACGTCCTTTACGAGCATGGTTATAAGTTCTTTTTAATGAATCTTTACCTGCAGATTTATCAATGAATTCCTGCATTACACCATCTAAAAACCAAGTTGCTAATTCAACAGCATCTGTATCTTTCCATTCATCATGTTTAGCTAAATTCATAGAAGATAAACAACAAATAAAACTATGTTCTTCATCTGTAAATAATGTGATTTCAGAACAAATATTTGTCATAGATACTTCTAAATTGTTTAGTCTGTAAGCTATTGGATTATCTTTATTCACATTATCCTTATACATTATATAAGGTTCACCTGTTTCCATTCTTGATTTTAAAACAGTAGCCCATCTATTCATTGCTTCAGGGTCTCTTGCTTCTAATTTTCTCATAAATGAATCTCCTACAACAACACATTGATGTAAGTTTAGACATTGTCTATTTGGGTCACCCTTTGGTCTACGAATTTGTAAAAATTCTTCTATATCCCCATGTTCTATATCTAGATTAACAGATGCTGCTCCTCTTCTAACATTTCCTTGGTTAGTAGCAATAATTGAAGAATCAAATATTTTAGCCCATGGAACTACACCTTCGGACTTTCCATTTCCTGTGATTCCTGTTCCACGTTCTCTAATGCGGGATAATGATATACCTACACCCCCACCAGAAGCGGTTAATTTCATCAATTCGGCGTTAGTTAAACCTATTCCACGTATTGAATCAGGTGTATCAACACCAAAACATGAAATTGGCAAACCACGATCAGTCCCCATATTTGATAACACAGGTGATGCTAACCCTAACCAACCATTCCACATGATTTTAAAGAATTTATTAGCTAGCTCTGGTTTTTTTAATCTCATAGCCGATGCATTTGCAACTCGTCTATAAGCTTTTTTAACATCTTCTCCAGGTAACAAATAACCTTTAGAAATTGTTGCTAATGAAATTTCATCCATCCATTCTGGGTAGTTTTTACCTGCTTCCCATTCACTATAATTTGATTGTAATGCGTTGTTTTCCATATTCTAAAATAAGCTGTTTGCGTCCCAATTTTGAACACCTTTACTATAATTTGTTACTCTATTTGCAAAAAAATCTGTGTGTTGTTTACCACCTGATAGATTATCAAACCATTTCATTCTTTTTACTGCATCTTGATCTATACCATTTACTATCGCTCCATAACCTAAATCACTCATTTTAGTATTTACTCTATGTTTAATAAATGATACTAAATCATATTTTG